AACAAGGTCTTGGAAGAGGGCGGAGACCCCGCCAGCACCAAAGTCGCTGTGGAAATCAAGGGTCAACTGACCACTCTTCAAACCACCGACAACCTCGGTCCAACCAGCGGAACCAAAGTCTGTCGTCTCAACCTCGGCAGCGTTAAGCACAAGCTCAGCGCGGGCGCAAGCGTTAGAAACGTCATTTCCGTTCACACTAACCTTTTGGCTTGTAACTACATACTTTGCCAATTTATTTCTCCTTATACATAAACAACGACAGCAAATTCAGCCGCCATATATTCTTGATCATCCAGTTGCAGAGAGCCTATGTTGGTCACGCTACGAACTCGTAAATCCGCGACGAGATTGTTAAGCCTCCTATCCGATTCTACCGCAGACTTGATGCTGAACGTCCCGGTAGGTGCAACGAACTGGTTGAGCTTGCGTTGAGCCATACGCTCCGAAGCGCGTGACACAACAACAAAAATGTTGAATTCTAAAGTGGTCAAACCTTGCTGGAAAGCACCGTCATAAGCAATCTGCTCCAAAGCCACAACGGCCACCGGAGGATTAACCACATCCGGCACGTTCTCTTCGGTGCGCAAACCCGCGATAGTCGCAAGGTTGACTGCTATGCGCTCCCTAATGGCCTGAATATCGACAGACATTACGCCATCCTGACACGCTGATACGGCTCCAACAAAGTTGCAATGTCAGGGTCAATACGCGACAACCGCACAACGCCCATTCCCTCACCAAAGCCGGCCACGCCCATCGGGCTATCGCCCCGCTTGAAGTACCGTGCGGACTGCAAAATACATGCCTGCTCAATCGCGTCAGGAATAGCAACCCAACCGAACGTCCCGACGATTTGTACGGTAGCTTCCTGCCCAGCGGTAGGGAACCAGTAATCGTTAACGGCGCGAACCAACGTGCGCGGACTAGGAATACCGCCAGCAATACCGTTCAACGGCTCCAACTGGTAATCGTTGGCTTTCCATGTCTGATCAAAAACACCGTCAACGTTGGTGGATGTCTTCAACGTGGTCAAAGTAACCAGGTCATCGATTTCTGTCACAAAGTTGTCGTTAGGTGCGTAAACCCGTGTTGCTGAAGTCTGATAGAAAACACGTTCACAAAAGTTGTCGATAGCGCGTGATGCCGCGTTGATACAAATGGTCAACCAGGCGTCGTCCACAGTGTCGGTAATTTTCAAAGAAAGCTTCAACGTGTTTAGATCGGTATAGCCGTTAATAATTGTCACAATAAACCTCCGTATCTAGTCTATCGCGGAGCGTCCCAGGCATTGAGTCGCCGTCGCTCTAAAAGCCAGCCACCGGGACCATAATCATTGTTAGCAACCTTCCTATCAAAATAGGCCTGATTGTTGCTATACGTTCTGTCGTTTTGCGAACGATAAATCGGGTTGCTGTTTATTGTTGACGAGTTATCGTGCCCCGTGTCTACGTCAAGCAACCGAACATTAACCCCAAAGTGTTCCGCACGGCGCTTGTATTCCGTGTCTTCGAAATATGCGGGAAAAAACCCTTCGTCAAACAAACCGAGCTTGCCGAGAGCCTCGTCACCGATAGAAAACGTTTGCCAAAAGGGAAAGTCCCTTGCAAGGCTTATCTCGTCTCTACGGGCCGTAGAAAGCGTTTCAAGGGCACCTGGCTTAAACCACATGTCGTTGGAAGCAAAAAACCACAAACTGTCACCATAAAACGACTTTATGCCCAGATTCCAGGAAGCAGCCACACCAAGATTGCTGGGCATATTCAAAACATGCAAATTGTGAATAAAATCGTTCGACGCCAAAGAGGTCAGCTCGCCACCATTATCAACAACCAGCAGATCGCGTACCGGGTAATCGATACTCGCAATCATCCTGTCCAACAAGTCGTACCGGTTCAACACCGGCACAATCAGGTTAGGCAGCATCAGGCTTCCTAAAGACAAAGATGTGTGACAGTTCTTCTGGTTGATCCTCAAGGTGAACAAGTTCTACCTTGTCGAACATCGCCAGAATGTCATCAACCGTGAAGTCATGCAAGTGATATTCGTTTATGTGTTTCGTTGGCCGGGTAGGAACCGAAACAACAATTACGGGGGCGGCAGCCATAAGCTCGTCAGCCAAGTGTTGTGGGTTTTCTAAATGCTCAAGAGTCTCAAAGCAGATAGCAACATCGCCCTTCCAGTTCAAACGGTGAGTGTTCAAGTCCACACCAAACAGCCAGTTGCCGTACCGAATGTATTGTTCGTCGGCCTCAATCTTGTCAACACCAAAATAGTCAACGTTCTTTTCAGCAAGAATCTTTGCGCCATAACCGACACCGCAGGCCACGTCAATAACTTTCTGATCGCGTTCAATCCAGTCCAACGCCGACAGGTACCGGTAAACGTGCCCAGCCTGCGCCTCAACCTGATCGGCCGCTATACGCTCAAACGTTTCGCTCATGCATCCACCACCTCAAATAAGGATTCTCATACTCGTGCGCAGGAAACACGCCAAAGTTGGGTTGCAACTTCCACACAAGATAAGGGAAGCTTATCTGATCCTGAATCGTCCACCTAACATTCTCGTCATACCAGCGCCGACCGAATTCTCGCGCCTTTTCACGGTTACGCCACACAATCGTCCCACAGGCCCACAAACCAGAACCCGCAAGCAAACCATCACTCAAATAGTGAGCCGCCTGGCCTTCCAAGTCCTGATCCCCATACTTGGCCATAGTGCGCGAGTACGCTGCTTCTGCAAAAGCGTCAGGTCGCATATGCCTGTCGGGGTGGTCCCACACCACAATATCCTTGCCCTCTATGGCCCTCTCGCAAAACTCTCGAAAACCGTCACCAACAATCTCAAACGCTGCATCAATCCACACAGCGAACTCGGCCTTCACGAAATCGAATGGCATCATCTTGGCGCGCTTCGCAGCCAACCGTGGCGACAGATTGCTAGGCACCACAACAATCTCCCAACCGTCAGCCGATAAGTCAGGGTTATCGGTTACACAGACAGCCCTGTCGAAGCCGTGATTCTTCGGCAACGGCCTCAACGGGTCAAAGTTGCCGTACACAGATGTAAGGATTACGGTTGCCAAAAGTTCCCCCAAGTCGCCAAGCCGGGACGCATATCTTTCACCCGGGGCTGACGTAAACCAATCCACCCCTCAGCCTGGAAACGATTTTCAGTCTTCACGGGTGGCAGTGTGCGCACATAATCTGACCGAGCCCACCAAAAATTGCCAGCAAAAAAGAAATCATGCTCAGCATGTTCTTGCTCAACCGATTTCAACCAAAAAGGCCCAGCAGCGTCATGGTCGCGCAACGCTGTCACACACTCTTGCCAACGCGTCACAGTGTCGTTCGTCATTGACACACGCCAATTGGTGGCCAGCGGGCTTTTAGACCAAGCACCCTTAGTGTGAGCGTAGAAGATCGCGTCGTCACTATCTTGTACGTATTTATGTACGGCTTCTAAGGTGACTTGCTCCCATCCCTCATCAGCCTCAGCAATAACAATGCCCGGCAACTCAAACTTCACCTTCTTGCGGTTAGCGGGCGAACCCACAATGCCCAAAAACATGTCATCAAGGTTGTCAATCAACCCAGACATAACAAGCTCTTCTAAATGCTCGACAGCGGGTGTGAACCAATCCCCATCAGCATAAACATGATAGAAGTGGACTAGCCTCATCCAAATTCTTTCCTAAGCAAAGGCATCCAGTCACGAGCCCAAACAGTCTCAACATCAAAGTCTTTAGCAAACGCAACCGCAACTTCAGACTTATCTTGACCGGTCTTGTACGCGTCCTCCAAAGCGTCCACAATCGACGGCACGGAAGGTGTCTGCCACCAAGCCAACTGTCCGGCATCCCAAGACGGTGTGCCCTGAACCAGCCAACCATCCTCAGAAACCAAATCCTGTGAGGCGGCCCAGTTAGACGCAATCACCCTGGTTCCGCAGGCCTGAGCCTCAATGGTCGGCACACCGAACCCTTCGCCAAGGCTGGGAGCCAACAAAACGTTCATCCCGGTGTAATAAGACGCCAAAGTCTCCCGCGAAGACCCATAACGATACTCCAAGGGGTTTACAAACAACACGGCGTCCTGTGGCACGCCAAGAGATTTCAACAACTCCATAAGATTCCAACCGATACCGCTACCAGTCACATCGGTGTGCAAATACAGTACGGCGTCCTCGTGACGTTTCCTAAAGATGCTAAACGCCATTAAGTTTTCACTGAATGCTTTACGGTGAACCAGGCCAGAAGCTTTATTAGCGGCAACCATGCCGACAACGAACTTGTCCCGTGTTTTCCAGTAGTCGCGCACATCCTGACCCGTAGGCAGAACCCACGTTTCTTTCAACGTTTCGGTATCAATACCGTGCGGAATATAAACGTTCTCAATGCCGGCCTGATCCAGTTGACGCTTACCGAATGGTGCCATCGTAATCGGCAACACGTTAGGACGCTCAACCCACTCTTTCACCCGAGACTGCAAAGTAATGTGATCTAGCGGAATCCAAGACCAAATCTGACGCATCTTCTCGTACATGGGCGACTCAAGAACCCAAGCGTCATACAAAGTAAAGAACAAGTCTTTCTTGTCAACCGAATTAGCCCACGTCATAAAGTCAAGCGGGGCGCTGTCCTGCGAATAACCGTGAAAGCTTCTCGGAAAGTGCTTCACGTCACCATACGGTGTTTTAATCGTGTCGATCTTGCCCTCAAGACCAAAGTTAGAAAGGTTAGCGACATCAAAGCCGTGACGGACCATACGGTCAATCAGATACTTTACTTGCTGCCCGTAACCTGTCGGCGCGTCATAAGAGTTAGACCAAACACCGATAGCGCCCTTTAACTGTTCCCTGTGAGCAGGGTTTCCCTTTTTTCCCATGCACAGAATCCTAGCAAACAGAAGGGCCGGGGCAACCCACCACCCCGGCCCTTCAGCGTGTCGTCAAATACTAGGCAGCGTTTCCGATGAAGGACTTGACGTGACCTGCGTGAGTCAGGTCGCCATCGACGCGCATCAAGAACCGGTAGAAAGTCTGGTCCTTGTTGAATGCGTAGTCGGTGCTTGATGCAACCTGAAGTCCGCCAGCCATGCGAACCTTGTACGAAGGGAGGTGTCCGAAGACAACGCTCTTCGCGCCAAGGGCGGCAGAGGCCATAGCGGGGTTTTCGAAGATGGGGAAGCCAGCGAACGAGTCGGGCTGTCCAACACCAACCTGGTACAGGTACTGACCCGAGTTGTCCTTGAGCTTACGCATAGCACCGAGTGAAGAGGTGTTAGCCATGAAGCCCACGCCCGGCAGACGACGCGCAGCGCCATCCAGCGAGTAAATAAGGTCAATCAGGTTGTCAGCGGTGAACGCGCCAGAAACGGCAGTTCCACCAGTGATACCAGAGCCAGCAGCGGTAACAAGACCGCGAGGCTTGTCGCTTCCGTCTCCGATGGTCAGAACGTTGTTGACGGTGAAGCCAATAGCGTTACCGGCCTGCTCAGCGAGGAGGCTTTCCAAGTTGAAGCCTGCATCTGCGATCAGCTCGTTGCTGACACCGATGAGGAACGAATACTTGTAAGCGCCCAGCGTGATGCTGGAGAAGGTGGGGTCGGACTCAGCGATAGCCGAACCTTCAGCCGTCAGCGCAGCAGTGCTGTAGGCAGTCATGGTCGGAACGGTGATGTTTTCACCCGAAGTGGTGTTGAAAATCTCGGAGGTGTCCAGCATGGGACCAACGAGACGTGCAACCTGGAATACCTGGTCGTAGAACGAAACAGGTACGGTGTTGCTGGAGGTTACGAGTGCGCGCTGCTCGAACGTGTGTTCGCGGATTTCGCCGCGACCAATCGCACGAAGAACGTCAACCTCGGTACGGGCTTCCGAAGAGGGAACAAACCCGCGAGCAGCCTCGGCTGCTTCAGCCTTGCGCTCCTCCTGACGCTTGAAAACTGCGATAGCCTCATCGGC